CACGCTTACACGGCGGAGGAGATTGCGCTTATGACTCCTGTTGAGACCATCATTCGTGGTCTGCAGGATCCGCGCAACCCTTTCCTTAAATCCGAGTTCCATAAGCCGGAGAAGGTCGCTAAAGGGACTTGGAGGGTCATATGGCCGATCTCCGTGATAGACGAGACGGTGTTCAACCTCTTTCACCGCACGCAAAACAAAATCGACATTGAAGCGTATCAGAGTGGAACTTTGCCTGGTCCCTGCTACCCCGTTGTGGGGGTTGGCCATGATGACGAGGGCATCGACCTTCTCGGAAGGACCATCGAGAAGCTGCAGCGCGGCGACTCGACTGTTGTCCTCGGTGGCGACGATGCCAAGGGATGGGACATGTCCGTGCCCCGCGCTTTGTGGGTTTCGGACGCGTTCCGTCGACATGATTGCTGGTGCCGTGACGTTGATCGCCCTGAGGGCCAGTCCGCTTGGTACCTCGACATGCTCGTCAAGGTCTCGCTGTTTAGTTCAGCCCACGTCGTTGCTGTTGATGGTAATTTCTACCAGATCAACGTTTTCGGCGTCATGCCCTCGGCCCATCCGTCCACTGGAGCCACCAATACCGATATGCGCGTCGGCGAGCTTTATTGCACCATTCGCAGGAATATTGTTGGTGTTGGGGACGATGTTATTTACGAGGGAAAGATTACGGAGAGCGAGAAGGCTGAGCTTCGCAGTAGGGGCGTGCGGATCCATAAGGAGTTTTCGACTGAGGACTCGGGTGGGAAGTTTGATTTCAACTCCCACTATATTTATCGGCCCGCTCCGGGTGAGAAGTTCATTGGTGTTTTCCAGAACACCACCAAGCTTATTGCTGGTCTTCTTCTCAAGCACGCGCAAGTCGGTCCAGATGGCGCGTGGGTTCCGACCGCCGCTGGCCGTGAGGCCGTTGCTGGTGGAAAGCACGTTTTGCGCAACACCCCCGACTGGCTCCCCGTCTACACTCAGATTGCCGATGAGATCGGCTACGCTGGTGTCGCGGCCGAGCATCAGGCGGGGTTCTTTCACGAGCTGTTTTAGGGAATGTGGGTGGGGCTGTTTGTTCACAACAAACGGCGAATTCAGCTTTGCATAATGGCACGCTCTCGTGCCGGTTCTCGTGTCGGCACCGTCGTGTCTGTCACCCCTTCCATGTCAGCTAGTAATGTTACTCGTCGTTCTCGTGCTTCTCGTCCCGGTTCCCGCGTTTCTTTTGTTACTGCGGTCTCTGCTCCGCGGCGTTCTCGCCGCCCTGCTCGCTCGGCTTCTTCCATGGTCTCAATGACTAAGAAGCTTTCTAATTTGTCTGTGGCTCCTTTCGATCCACTACATGCAGCTGCTTATTGGGATGCCATGTCGTCCAAGGTGCCTCCGCATCTTGCGACCACTTTTGGCAATTTTACTTGCGTCAATTCGATTGCACGGTTTGCGTTTACAACGCAGCCCAATTATTACACCCAATTCATTGTTGCATGGACTCCGTCTGCCGCTCGTGTTCAGTACTGGGATTCAACGGATCTTTCTTCTTCCCCTTCGGGCGGCCCTATTGGTGTTTGGCAGCAGACGCAGCTCAACGCCAGCAATACCGTCCCTCTTGACGTCCGCCCTTTGCGTGCGTCGTTCAGGATCAAGAATACCACTCAGAATCTCAACGTGGCGGGCAACATCACCGTTGTGCTTGTTCCTCAGTCAATAACCACCGTTGTTGGTTCTGTTACCGGGTTGAATCCTTTCCGCCCGGTTCTTTACGATAATTCGGTGCGTCCCAGTCTTTGGAATCTCGCTGAAAACAATCCCAATGCCAGAACCATTTCTGGCACTGAGTTGCGGAAGTCTCACACATTTGTTATGCCGCCGTCCTCTTTCGTTAAGTACAATACTTACGAAGATTGGGTTCCACTTTCTGCTACGTCAGACGGTGGGCGCCTCACCGCGGCCGATTATCTTGCCTTAGCGGGTTTGACCGCCACTCCGACCCTTCCCTACACTAATAGTGAGACCTGGCTCGGAGAGATTCCTCCCCTGTACACGCTCCTCATAAACATCGAGCCGAATCCTTTGGCTCAGACGTTTGAGATGGAGTCGTTTTGTCAGGATGGAGTCCGCTATCCCGCGTTTTCCATGGCTGCGTCCACGGCCCAGTCCCACCTCACCCGTGAGGTTTTGACTGAACACCAAATGCAGTCGTCTGTGGTCAATGCGGCTCAAGACTTCGTCCACCATACGGATTCTATTTCCCAGGTTGGTGGAGTTCTTGAGAATGTTGCAAGTAATTCGGGACCCATTGGTGACCTCGTTTCGGGTTTGTTG